CTCGACTAACATTGAAAATTTGCCCCACAATATCAAGAGCTCCTTTACGCCAAGGTCGCCAACCACGCATCTCGGGTGCACCTGTCTCTACAGGATATCCACGAGCACGAACAGCCGCAGCTATATACGTGTCAGTAACCTTTGATCGGTTCTTTGGACGAAATCCTTCTAAACTGCCATAAACTGTACACACACCTTCTTCAATGTAGCGGAATGTGGACTTATGGTGAAGTTCACCCACAGCAATAGGCTTACCATCCAAACCCTCCAATAAGGGTACGGACGATTGAATTTGAGAAGCACTTAATTCAATTAGTGCTTTCTCAACATCTTCCCGGAAAATCCGGGATGAGCCAACAATATTGTTGGATCCACCTTGCACATGGATGCCCAAAATGACTGGTCCACTGGGGGTGAAACCAACCAAAGTTGAACCACAATCACCACAAACAGTATCATGTTCAGCAGACCCATACACAGCTGGTACGGGAGGGCTAAATAATGTACACTCACCATGGCGAATACCACGAATATTCTGAGTGTTAACCACTCCTTTTTCGTCACGATTAATCTGAACACCATTACAAACAGTGCGAAATTTCTCGCTTGGGAAAAGGTCAACAAGTCTCTTTCTAGCTGGAACAGAATCCATACAGAAGAAGACTAAATCGCGCTCTTTGATAAAGAAGCAATCTCTCTCATAAACCGTGTAGACAAATTTGGAGCCAAGACCTGAGGTGGTAGGTCGGAAAGCAATAGTTAACTCCAGACTTTCACCACGAAAGTTAAAGGCATGAGCATTAGTGACATACATGTGACCAACAACACAAAGAATACGGCAATCAGCGCGCAATGTTGGCTGGCCCTCTTCATGATGTCGGACAATACAATTAAAACAATTGGTGGCAACGTCTTTAACTATCTGCTCCGGAGGCAAACTCTTCCAGGAGGAAGTGAGTCGACCAACTTGAAATTCATCAGGTTCGTATTCATCTCGATACCAAGGATTAGGCTTTTCATCCTTCACCTCAATACGACCGCCCTCTTCCCAACTAGACTGAACAGAATCTTTATTGAAATAAAGACGGTAGGTTGTCCAGCCAGCTAGAATCACAGGTAG